TTCTATTTATAGAGGAGTACCGAGACTAAAACCAGCTTTCAGAACTATGCAGTTACTTGGAAGTATGAGAAGGTTTCAGGATAACTTCTTTAAAAATGGAGCAGTACCAGGATTGGTACTGAAGTCACCAAACACACTTTCTGAGAAAATTAAAGAAAGAATGTTACAGGCCTGGGTTGCTAGATACAATCCACAGTCTGGCGGAAGAAGACCATTATTTTTAGATGGTGGTTTAGAAGTCGAAAATTTAACTGAAGTAAACTTCAAGAATTTAGACTTCCAAGATGGAATAGCTACAAACGAAAAGATAATTCTTAAATGTTTAGGTATTCCACCAATTTTATTGGATAGTGGCAACAATGCAAATTTACGCCCTAATCACCGTTTATACTATTTAGAAACCATAATGCCAATTATTAATAAAATTGCTTATGCTTTCGAGAGATACTTCGGGTTTAAACTAGATGAAGAAGTTTCAGGTATTCCTGCACTTCAACCAGAGCTAAGAGACCAGGCAGCTTATTATGCTACTCTTGTAAATACAGGCATCTTAACACCGAACGAAGCAAGGGAGGCTCTTAGATTTGAGGAGATTGACGGATTCGATCAACTCAGAGTTCCTGCGAATATCGCAGGCTCTGCAACCAACCCCGAACAAGGAGGCAGGCCAGAAGAGGCAGCCCCAAGCGAACAGGAAAACTAAATATGACAAAAGATATGCAATTAAAAGCCCTGTCAAAGTTCTTCGCAAGCAAAGGCGTCGTAACTATGGACTTGGCAGAATACAAAGCAGTCGGAAATGATGTGCCTTTAAAAGACTTTATGCTTAGAAGAGCATTTGGCTCTTGGAATAGAGTACTTTCCGCACAAAACAACAGATATCCAGTTGTCCTAGCAGAACCTAAAAAAGTTGCACCTAAACCTGCACCTAAAAAGGTTGTGAAGAAGGAGAAAAAGGATGTCAAATAAAATTTATCACTGGACGAGTACTTTTAAATCATTAGGCGAAACCGACGATGGTGGAATAAACATCAAAGGTTCTGCAAGTACAAATGCACTAGATAGAGCTGGAGATATAATCGAAAGCGATGCATGGACTAAAGGTGGATTGGAGAATTTTAAAAACAATCCAATTATACTTTTTAACCATGATTATAACAAACCTATCGGTAGAGCAACGGGTTTAGAAGTCACAGACAAAGGTTTAGATATCACTGCAAAAATATCTAAAGCTGCTGGCGACATTACTCATTTAGTGAAAGATGGTGTTCTCGGAGCATTTTCAGTTGGATTCAGATGTAAGGAATCTGATTATATGACTGAAACCGATGGATACAAAATTAAAGACGCGGAACTTTTTGAAGTTTCTGTAGTGTCAGTGCCTTGCAACCAAGGGGCAACCTTTGGCTTAAGCAAGTCATTTGATTCTATGGATGAATACAGAAAGTACCAAAAAGAAACTTTACAGGCTAACTCAGATGCAACAGCAGACGCTGTTAAGATTGAGCAGCCAAGCGGGGAAATAGAATCCCCAAATATGGAGACTAAAATGTCAGAAGAAAGAAAGACTCCTGAAGTGGATTTTGACTTGGATAAATTTGCAAATGAGGCAGCTGAAAAAGCTGTTGCTCAGTATGCAATGAAGCAAGCCGAAACTAAAGCAGCACAAGAAGCAGAAGCTAAAGAACAGGCTGAAAAGCAAGTTCAAGTTGAAGCTGAACAGAAAGCTGCTCAAGAAGCTAAACAGGAAGAACAAAAACAAGTGGTAACTAGCGTTATCTCTGGAGCTGAAAGGCTCATGTCTGATGTCGAGAAGAGAGTAAATGAGAAACAAGAAGATTTAGAGTCTGTTGTTAAAGGTTTACAATCAGAATTAGCAGAAAAGTCCGAAGAAATCATGAATATTCGTGAATCAAAAAGACATTTTGCTGACAGACAAGGAAGAGGCGACTGGAAAAAAGTATTCGAAGCGGATATTCTTGATGCCAAATTTGCTGGTTTAGCTACTGGTAAAGGTTGGAACACAGACGCAGCTAAAAGTATTATGGAAAAAGCAAATGCACATTCAGGTGTAGGTGTTTCTTCAGATGACTTTGAGCAAATCGTTTCTACAAATGTTGAAAGAGACATTCAGAACGAGTTGGTGTTAGCACCGTTATTTAGAGAAATCCAAATGACTTCAGCTAATATGATAATACCAGTAATGCCAGATAGTGGCTATGCTGAGTTCACTGGAAACCAAGCGGCTACTGGAAGTTCACCTCACGGTAACTTATCACAAAGAGGCGACTCTTATAACCCTGGTTCAGCCGGTGGTGTTGATTTAAGTGAGAAAATATTATCAACCAAAAAACTTATTTCACAATCTTACTTAGGTAATGAAACTGAAGAAGATGCAATCATGCCAATCTTACCTCTCATTAGAGAATCAATGGTAAGATCACATGCTAGATCAATTGAAAATGCAATCCTATTAGGTAACCACGCTGATGGTGTTTACACTTCAGGAATTTTTGATGGTTTAATTAAAATGGCTGATGCTGATTCCGATACTGACACAGACGTCGGTGGCGGTTCAGGTGGTATCTTTGCTGCTAGTGATAAACTAACAGCTGCAGACTTATTAAGTCTAAGAAAAGGTATGGGTAAATATGGTATTAACCCAAGTGAAGTTGTCTATATTGTTTCACAAGATGGTTACTATAACCTACTTGAAGATGCAGAGTTCCAAGATGCTAACCTAGTTGGCGACATGGCAACTAAGCTATCTGGTGAAATTGGACAAGTATTTGGTTCAAGAGTGTTATTATGTGATGAGTTCGCTTCTAAAGCGGCTACAAAACATAATGCAATCGCAGTATACCCAAGAAACTATGTAATGCCTAGATTAAGAGGTGTTACAGTTGAGTCAGACTACGAAGTAGCTAACCAAAGAAGAGTACTTGTGGCTTCACAAAGACTTGGATTTGATGACTTAATTGCGGGTGCAGACTCTAAGAGAGCATTTAAACACGCAGCAGCTAGTTAATAGCTAATTATGGTTTTGGTGGGTTACCTTAAACCCACCACTTTTAATTATGGCAGATTTAGTAACAATACATGAATACAAGGACGCAGAAGGTCTTAGAGGCGAGAAAGATGATGACCGTCTTAATGTAATTATTCCTCAGGTTTCTGACTTAGTCAAGAAATACTGCGGCGTATCATTCATTGATTACTTCTCTAGCGATAAAACAGAAACTTTTACAATTAACGATAACTTCACTACCACCATAATTATGAGTGAAAGTCCGCTAGTTACGGTTACTTCAGTAAAAGAGAGAGCGAATTATTCAGACGCATATACAACGCTAACGACTAATTCATATGAATACTATGTAGATACAGATTCAGATTCTATAACTAGAACTGATACACATGGAAACCCTGTAAATTGGCAGAAAGGTTTAGGGGCAGTACAAGTTAGCTACAAAGCAGGATTTGCGGCAACTCCAAGTGATTTAAAACTCGCAATATTTGATTTAGTTAACTACTATATGAAAGACGAGCACAAAGAACGAAGAACACTAGGAGGCGCTACGCAACAGAATCAAGGTACTTCTGGAATCAGAGATAATTCAGATTTTCCAGACCATATAAAAAGAGTACTTGATTTATATAGAGTTATTATTTAATGGCAGTCGGTGATTTACGAAGAGCACTGGGAAAAGCAATAAATAAGAACGCAAAAGCTTTAAGAGAGCTTCAGTACGAAAACTCTATAGTACATATGTTTTTCTATCATAGCTTAATAGCAGAACATGTATCAGATGTAATGTACGGAGCTATGGCACAGCAACTTGGCAGAGATTTGACTAGAAAAGAAGAGAAAGTTTTAAGAGGCAAAGCAAGTAAACGTACTAAAAGCATTGTAACTGTAAATAATGTAGCGTACAAGCATCAGAAGGCAGGGTACAAAGCATATAAAAACGGACAACTTTTTGAAAAAGAGTCTGGATATCAAATGCGTACACGGGCAGGTACTAGAACTAATAAAGCTAATAAAGCTAAAAAACATAATTTAATGGTTTATGTTAGAAATAGGAATACTAAATATATGGTTGTTCCAATGAACATTGCATTAAACGCTCAGTTTGTAGTTGCAACTTATGTAGGTAGTATGGGTAAAGATACAGCAGGTGCTAATAGAGAAGTTATGAGAACTCTCATACAACAAATACTTGATAATGTAACTAATGATATAATAAAAGAGTATCCTGTTATGGCAGGCGGCAAATCAGGACGCGGCGGTTTAAAAAATAAAACTAAAGCAGGTAGTAGATATGGACATGATGCAAAAGGAACATTTGCTAGATTACATGGTCCAGTTTCAGGTGCAGCTACTGGGGATGCGGGACCTAATTTAGATGTAAATGAGAGATTAGGAGATACTTCAGTTCCTGTAGTAGGAATAACAGATATATTAAGAGCGCATAATAGTAAGGCTGCCATGAACATGGATAATTTACAGCAATCCGCAGCTCAACATATAGCAAAACAGTTAGATTTATCATTTACTTTAGGAGGTACTACTATTAGTGATATAGTAAAATTTGATAAAGTTATAGAAATAGGAATGGCTTTAGGTTCTGGAGTACCGGGGCATGTTACAGGTAGTCAACAGTCTATGATGACAGCTTCGGATACAGATGCAGTAAATAAAATACTGGATAAAATTTTAGATGATGTTGTAAATGATTCAAAATTTACTGATGATTTTAAATCATCAAAAGGAATAAAACAAAGATATGGAGAGATTGGTAGTTCTATTTATTTAAAAGAAATATTTAATAAAAAATGGTGGAACAAACCAAATATGCGTTTAAGAGTTAATAAGCAATTAGTAAAGCTAGGTAA